TAGCGTGTGCATCTGGGTTTTGAACCACTAGTGCATACTCTGCTGTGAGTAACCATTTTGTGCTGTCACCAGTTTTAGCTAGTTCTTCTTTAGCCATTGGGCGTAATGAAGCTAAGCCAACATAACCAGGGTCAACAGCAAGAACAGCTTGGTCACGCATAAAGCGGTCAAGTTTAACTGTGTGGTTACCGAAGTCAGAAACGTAAACGTCTGCTGCGCCAGTAATTGTAGCTTGTGTTGTACCTTGTACATTGTTGAACTTAGTAGCAATACCACTGAAGCCTGAGAAGCGAGCTTTGTTTGTAGCTGACATAAGGATTAATGATGGCTCGCCACCGTCTGTCCATGCCAATTGTAATGCTGATTTTAAGTCTGCTTCAATGAATGTTACTGAAGTACCATCTGTTGGAGCTGCAACTGTACCACCTGAGAAACCAGGAGTTGTACCTGCTGTAGAACCTGTAGCTAATACACGATTAACAATCCAAGACTCAATACCTGCTGATGAACGAGCTGTAGCTGCGCCACCTGCTGATGATGCTTGGTTACGAACAATAGCATACTCCATGTCACGCTTAAGTTCTTTACCAGCTTTCATAAGTTGGTAAGCAACTTCAGACTTACGACCATACTTACGTACAACGTCATAAGTGTTAGAAATTTGAACTGTTTTGCTTGAGATTTGAGTATAGTTACCTAATACTGTTGTAGCAGGTAATGTTGCGAATGATGAGTCATCACCTTCAATAGCACGGTTAGTAGCTGCTGCTGCTAATGCGTCTGTTTGCCATTGGTGATAAGTTTGCGCAGCGCTCATACGCTTTGCGAGTGAAAGTAATGGTGTATCTTCTGGAGAAATATCAAAAATGATATCTTCAAATGATTCCGCTATACCTTTACCGGTATAACTATTGGTTGCTGATGCTGCCATGATGTTTTTTTCCTTTGTAAATTAAAGCATGTTTTCTATAAGTTTTTGTGCTAAATCTGACTTACCTGTTTTACGTAATGAGTCACGTAATTGACGGTGGTTAGAATTAGCTTCCGCTTTGGAGTCTTTAGCACCAGGTTTCACTACTGGTTTAGCGCTAGACACCTTTTTCTTTACAATTGAGTCCTTTTGTTGTAGTTTGCGCCATTGCATAGCGTCATGCAAAACCTTCACGTGACGAGGGTCAACAATTGAGTTGAGTTCTGCATCAGAAAAACCATAGTCTTTGCCAGTAGATAACAATGCTTGGTTAGTCTCAGGACTCCAATTTGGTATCTCTTTTGCTAAAACTTCTTTTCCTTTTGCTATCTTCTCTGCCATCAATTGCGTTTGCTTCTGAACGACTTGTTGCTTTTTGGCTTCAAACTGTGAAACTAAATTACTACGTTCTTGCTGTAGTTGGTTATATGTAAAGAAAAGTTTTTGCGCTTCTACAAAATCACTATCAGATAACTGCTGCCAATTCACGTTTGCATATTGGTTCAGTTGTTGGTCTAGTGCTGTAATTTTAGCTACATCTTCAATTAAGACGTTATTAAGTTGCATCTGTTCTTGAAAGGCTTGCTCTTGAGCTTTAATACTCTCAGCATAGGCTTCTAGCTCTTTACGTTGCTCTGCGACTTGTTGTGTCTTTTGTGTGTAGTCTAAGCCTTGTTGTGCTAATGCTACAACCTCTTCTAAAGGTTTTTCTACTTCTTCACCATTGACCTTTAGCTTTAAGATAGCAGGAACTTCATCTTCTTCAGACTGTTCTTCTTCTTCAGCTTGGTCATCTGGGTTATCATCTGTAGGTTCAGCGTCTGTATCTTCAGATGTTTCGTCTGTAGGTACTTCAGCTTCTTCTTGTGGTTCTTCTACTGGTTGCTCAGGAACATCTAGTTCTTTTACATCAGTTTGAATACTATCACCTAGCATAGCCTCTAATCGGCTTTGTGGTGACTGTTCTGCGACTTGGTCACTCATAATATTTTCCTTGAAATTAGACAATAAAAAAACCTACCGAAGTAGGATTTAAGTGGGCTTGTCCTTACCCAAATATCTTAAACTTAGGTCTATCCGTTTGAATAGCTGCTAACTTACCTGTTTGCATAACGTCAGTAAGTTGCTTGTTAATTTGGTTTAGTAATTGTAGTGCTATAACTAATCTGTTATGAGTCTTTTCATCACCTAATGGACTGTTTGCCATACTAGCAATTAGACTATCTTTAACTTTTTGTAATGCTTCTTGATAGATAGGGTTATCTAAAATAACTGCTGCTTGTTCACCACGCTTTACTTCTTCTAGTGTTTTATCCACCATAGTTTAATCCTGCCTGAGCTTTAATTTGTGCAATAGCTAAATCAGTTTCAGCTTTAAGTCTAGCTTTAAACTTCTCTAATTCAGCTTGTGCAATGATTTTTTCACGTTCAATAATTATATCATTCTTTGAACGTTCTTGCTCTTGCATCATTTGTGCTTGTGCTTTTTGTTGCTCAATAGCTAATTGACCTTGAACCATAATCTCTGCTTCAGATGGTTGTTTAGCACCTTCTTGTTCAGGTGTATTAGCTGGATTTACCCAGAACTCTTCAGGGTTTTTAAAGCCTGCGTTTTGTGTGAGTTTAGCTAACGCATTATATATCTTCTCTGGTGAAGTAATACCAATTTGGATAGCTTCTTTTTGCATTTGTAGGATAGTAGTTAAGTGCATTAACTGTTGGTCTTTATTACCTGCACCTAAACCTACAGAGATAGATAAGTCTTTACGAGCTTTCCATTCTCTTGGGTCTATTTCTACCCACTTGTTACGTAAACGGATAATATCAGGTTTAGTAAGTGTTGTTCTAACGAGATGATGCACTAACTTAAATAACTCTTTTACACCTGTTTCTGCAAATGTTCTAGCTACTAACTCTATACGTTGTTGAGCAGCAGACATAATTTGTGCTACGCCTGAAGCTGTTTTGTTAAGACTGTTAGAGTCTAAACCTTGGTTATATGCTGTGATACCTGTTCTCTTTTCTTTCATAGAGTCCATGTATTCAACCATACCGAATGATGATGCTGGTAGTGGTGGATGTGATAAAGGCATAATGCCTGAACCTGGGTCACCTTCTACACGAACAATACCACCTGGTCTTGACGTTAGCATATCGTCTAGGTTTACTCTGTCAGAGATAGCATAACGACCATTATTAGCTAGATACATGTTATCTAACTGACCACGAATAAGTGTAGACTTGATAAGCTGGATGTCCATAGTCAAGTCAGCATAAGAACGACCAATATGTCTATGTGGCATTATCATTGGTGTAATACATGCAAATGGAACATACTCGCATGGTTCTTTATAGAGAATAGTATTGCCTAACACTACTACTCTATGTCTTTCACCATCTAACTTAATGTATGTGTCTTTAACAAGAGCTTCGTTAGACTCAATAGCTCTGTCATATTCTTCGTCATAAATATCACGTGCATTAGACTCTTCTTCAAAAGTATCACGAAGGTCTGACATGATAGATTTAATGTATTCTAGTGGCTTATTAAATGTTTCTGCAATGTCAGCTAACTGCATGACTTCTCTATGCTGAACGAAACGTGCATCTTGTAAATTAGGACCATTAACTTCTACAGATACCATCATGTTTTCAGGTGCTACGTTCTCAATGCAAATCTCAGTCTTTTTCTCTGTAACCTTGAGTTTAACATCATGAAGCATAGGTTGAACAATAGTAGATGGGTCTTGTCCCATTGCCATAGCTTGTTGGATAAGTGCATCCATGTTCACAGATGGGTCAGGATAAGCTGTATGCTCTAATACTTCTGTCTTCTCATCTGACACTAACATTTGTAATTGTGCGTCTGTAAGACCTTTATACTCGTATTCTTCTACTTCTTCCTCTTCTTCGGCATATACTTTTACATAACCGTTTTTAGAGAGTAATGCGTCTTTAAACCATACGTAGAATATCTTGAAGCCTTCGTTTTGCTCCATGACTACGTGGTTAATATAATCTGTTTCTTGTTCTGCTGCTTCTTGGTCTTCAGGACCTTTAGGGTCAAACTGAACAACCTTATCACCGGCTACAAATACTTTTAGGAGTTGTGGAAGTGCTGACTCAATCGTGTCTTGAACGTCATAAGATACAACTTGGCTACGACCTTCTTCTTCATTACCAAATGGTTGTCCTAAGTAGTAGTCAATCGCTTCTGCTCTATCATTAGACAATGCACTATCATTTACACCATAGGCAATATTTTCTTCTGCCTCTATCTGTGCAATTATTTCCATGTCTTGTAGCTTCATTAAACAATTCCTCTGTTATTGTATTGTATCTTCTCTTTAGACCATGACTCGTTCTTCATGTTTTCTATGGAAGTACATAAGTATCTAAATGCGTCTGCACCATGAGAGTATTCATCATGTAATGGCGCACCAGGTTCGTTAGTTGCAGAGTTTATACTTCTGCGATAATTCTTTAAACATTCAACAAGTCTATGTGCTGACTTGTCAAAGTATATACGGTGAAAGTTCATTCGTGCTAGTTTAATACCAGACTCTATATCTTGTTTAGGAACTATCCTTACGTCCCAACCAAGTTTACGCATAATATCTTCTGCTGATATTCCATGCTTAAAGTCTTTAGACTGTCCGTCATGTGGTAAGAACATAGTTCCCCAATTGTATGACATATCTTTTAACTGTGCTGAATAACTATCTAATGTTCTGTGGTCATCTTCTATGTAACCAATCACACGTAAGTCTGATACACCTTTTTGACATAGGATAACTGACATGCTATCGTTCCAACCTAAGTCCATTACGACATGAACCTTGAGCATTGGGTCATAAGGAACAGTAGTAATACGGTTATTCTCTTGTGCTTCACGTATTTCGTTAGCATAGATAGCACCATCTACAGCAGCTTTACATTCACCTTCCCAGATGTTTGCATAGTCAGGGTTAGTCTTTTCACTATGTTGACGTTCTATCTCTAGTACTTCAGGAAACCATGGGTTATCTGTATAGTTTACCTTTACGACTTTAGCGTTCTCTGGTGGTTCTACGACAAACCTTTGGTATGTATCGTCTGTATCTATATTAGGGTTAAATGATACCCATATCTCTGAATTAGGTTTACGTATTGTAGGTATTAAAATATCCCACGACTTCTTGGATACTGTTTGTGCCTCTTCCACCCAGACAATATCACATCCTTCAAAAGACTTAATGGACTCCACAGTATTAGTAGCCAACCCAGTAAAACTGAACGTGCTACCGTTAAGACCACGTATCTCTGCTTCCAATACTTCATAGAAAGCTCCTAGACCTAATGCTTGTATTTGGTCATTAAGTAATGTATGTACTGACTGCTTAATAGACTTTTGTATTTCACGTGCGCATAAGACACGTGTTGGCTCATTAGCTGCTTTTATAAGCAATGCTCTTGCCATAGACCATGACTTACCAGAACCTCTACCACCGTATGCTACTTTGTAACGGTGTGGTTCAAATAAGAAGTCTAGTTTACTCGGAAATTTTGCTATTGTCTGCGTTGACAAAAGTAATTCCTACGCCAATAGGTATATCTCCACCATCTATACCACTTATCTCTGTAGATGATAGGTCAGGTAAAGCTTTACGTAATAGTATCTCTATTGCTTTCATGCGGCTTGGTGGTATCTCAGACTCACCATTAAGTGCATGATCTTGAAGTACATTTATTAACTGACTAGTCTGTATTTTAGTCCTTACTTCATCTTGATGTCTTTTTCTTAATCGTTCTGCCATAATATTGCAACTCCTTGTAGGTTGGTTGCCCTCTATTTATCTATTGGTTTAGTAAACCTTTGTAATACATCATTTCAATAATTCTTGGGTCAATATAGTTTTGTTGCATAGTCATACCTGGTTTTAATAGGTTTTGTCTATATTGGTCAGCCATTGCTCCTTGACCTGAAATAGGTGGTGTCATGTTACGTCTCATTTCAAGTATCATTTCTGGTGTCATTTTCATAGGTTCTGGCATTGGTCCTGCTTTTTGTGATAGCAAACCTTGCTGTGCCATTTTACGCATCTCTAGTTCTTGTGCGCTAGGTTGTCCACCTGTCATAGCATTAACTAAATAGTCTAAAAAGTTCATAGTTCTGACTCTCTATTCTTTCCTTTAAGAGGATATATCATCCGTTGATAAGTTTCCCACCATTCTTGAGCATAATCTGTAGACTGATAGTCTTTAAAACATGGTGTACCCAAAGTATGATGCACTAATTTAGCATCTTTATTATATTCGTATTCTGTTTCTAGCCAGTTCCATGTTTCGTCTAGCTTACCTACTTGTTCTTCAGGATACTTGAGCCATTCAAACCTGTGTAAGTATTTACCTGGTTTTTCCATAACAAACTTAGGAGTTAACTGTTTATTTAAGTGATGCGAACAATTCCATAACATAACTGAAGACCAATTCTTTTTAGGATAGTCTTCATTTTTAGAACCTAAGTATTTAATTGGATGTTTTGTTTGGTAATAATGTTTAACAACCTTAACAGCTTCGTCTTGGTCATGTTCCCATAGTATTTCGGCTATATCTGTGCGGCAAATCATATCGCCGTCTACAAATAATGCCATACCTTTAAAACCACATAAGTATGGTACTAAAAACCTTGAATAAATAAATGCATTACTACCGTCAGTATGTGTCTCGTTGTAGTCTGATAATGTATTTAACGCAAGCGGTGTAAAACTTACAGGTATTGATGACTTTTCTATAACTGACTGACAAAATACATGATATGCTACAGGTTCTACTTTGCCGTCAAAACCTACAAATATTTTTAACATTACCAGTGATGTATTGCGTTTATAATTAGAGTGATATTAGCTGTAACTGCTAAGGCTATATAAAGCCATTTAGCATTTTTTACCTTTGCCCTTGCTACCTTTACCTTTTCCATATTTCTTCATTATATCACCATTTAACCTTGTTGGCCCAGTAAGCAGCACTCATTTTACCTTTAGCGATATTCTTAGCATGTCTTGCTTTGAATGACTTTGCTCTTGCTGTATTTGTTTTGTCACCTGTTACACCTTTTTGACCAAAGCGTATAAGTTTTTCTTTGTCACCCTCTTTAACTAATACTGCGTGTGACTTAGTAGGATGACTAGGTGTTCTTTTTGGTTTGTTATAACCTGAGAATGTTTCTTTACCTTTTTTAATCATTTCTTTTTCTTTGTTGCTGACTGTTTTAAGGCCATTGCAGTTGGTGCACCTTTAGAACCAACTTTACGCATCTTCTCGCCACTACCTGCAGCAATACGTTTACGTTTAGCATGGATGTTAGCCCATAAGCCTGGTTTAGTAGCCACGTTTTGCACCTTTTTTCATAGGCTTTGCTGCTACTTTCTTACCTGTTTTCTTTGCGTATTCTTTAGCTTCTTTCTTACCTTTTTCTGTGTAAGCAAACTTTTTCATTCCGACCATTGGCATAATTATTTACCTTTCTTTTTAGACATACCAGCTTCGCTTAGTGCGATAGCAATAGCTTGTTTAGGCGATTTAACTACTGGACCTTTTTTACCTGAATGTAATGAGCCTGTTTTAAACTCCTTCATCACTTTGCCCACTTTCGCCATCTTGCCTTTTTTTGTTGTTGGTTTCTTCATTAGGTATCCTTATAAACGTATGTTCAAATTGACAATCAGGGCAAACAGGATAACCGGTTGAGTCAAAGACATCGCCGCACTGTTCACACACATTAATATTCATGATAAAAAAAATCCCACCGAAGTGGGATAATGGGAGATTATATAAACGATGGAGACTACTCGGCCATCAGCCTAGGATTATACTACAACTTTTATTAAATGTAAAGTGTTTTATGCGTTTATTTTACGAGATGCTATAGTTAATAAATTGTCAATTGCAAGTTCCAATTTATATTCGTATGCAAATGGTTTTTTAGAACTTAAGTATCTATGATATAGAGCATCTTGCTGCTCAGGTGGTAAATTATGAATTATTGTATCTATAATTCTAATATTGTCTTGGTCTTGAGTTGATATTAGTTCGTCAAATGAATCTTCAGTAGAAGCACCTCCAGAACTCATTACTAATGACCTAGACGGAAAACCTAATTTATGTGTAGGTCTTTTCATCCATTGTGCCCAACCATCTAAAATCTCTAATAATCTATTTGTATCTAACATTATGAAACATCAACCTCCTTGACATGCCATCTGTTATTTTTCTTATACCAACCATGTACAATGATACGCCACTCAGCATCTCTTAAATGCTTTATAGATTCACTATTAGCTATTTTTTTGAGTCTCGCACCAACGTTAGTGAGCGTTGTAGTTTGAATCCCAACTGTTTCACCTGTTTCTGATATTGCTAATACATCAATAATACCAAATAAATCTACTCTTACTCTGCCCCAACTATTCCATTTTTCTACTACTTGCGACAATGGATAATTTTCTTTTTGTAATTTTTTTAAAGTTAACTGAGTTGGACTAGTTGCCATCATCTACCTTTTGTAACTCACCTGTAGACTTATTAAGTTCGTATTCAACAAGGTGTGGTGATGTGTCGTCACTTTTCTTTTTCTTACTAAATATTTTGTCCCAATTATCTTCAAACGTAGGTCTATCTGTAAACGGTCTTGGTGCACTTCCTTTTCCCATTATATTATTCCTATCATTTCATGTTCCCAAAGATATTGCATTGTAGTGATGTAAGCTCTATTCCACATATCACGTTTTTCTTCTTTGGTTAAATTTTTGCCCATATCTAATGTGTAATGGCATTCATAACATAATGCCGCAACTAACGCATCTGAAACTTTAATACCCATACCCTTACCTTCATTACGATGTGCAGCGCATACTGTTTCTGACTGTATACCGCAGTGTTGGCATGGTATATCTCTTACAAGTTTAATAAGTTTAGGGTTGCGATATATCATGGTTAAATTTAAATCCAAATTCATGCGCAAAACGTTCTACATTTCTATTATACTCTGAAAACTCTTCTGTATTTAATGAACTTGTAGACTTAATTACTACAACTGGTTGCCCAGCTATTTCTTTTTGCTCAGCTAAAAACTTGTATTTTAATAAGTCATGAAGTTCAATATCAGTATAACCCAAGTACGAACCTAACTCTTTTAACATTAACCAATATCTATCATTTTGTGATAATGACCTTAAATGTTTTTGTTCACTAATATTAACTCTCCAATTTTTACTTAAATCTAGTGTTTTTAATTTGTCTATTAAAATTGGCAAATTCAGTTTTGTTAAATTCCACCTTATCATAATCTCTCCATTTTTCACTTTTAATTACTTGACCATTGTTTAATGTAATTTTGTACTCACATGGACCAAATTGTTTATACCACTCTGTTTCTTCAAATTTCATATTGGTGTATCCTTATAACGTAAAGACTTTGGTTCAAACCATAATGGTATTCTTCCTTCCCATTCAAAATGTCTTTGTTTAGTTAAATTCATATAAGCATCAGGTGTAATTTTTATCTCATCTTCAGATAAATTATTAAATGCTATATCCTCTTCCTTCTTTTTATTTCTAAACACGCTGCAAACATTGTCGGCGAGGTTAGTTATATTACTACTACCCATAACATCAAATTTTGAAGGAGCTTGGTTTAATTCGTCCATTGTTTTTCTACTATGCGCTACAAGATGAATATGAATATTTAAATCTCTTGCTGCAATAGCTAACTGGTCACAAAATTTCTTTTGTCCATTATAATCGTCTTCATTTATAGAGCACTTCATTAAACTATCAACAACAAAATGTTGTATACCTAATTGCTCAGCACCATAATAAATAACTGATAATACTTTATTAGCGTTTGTAGAACCTAACTGGTCGTATATCCATAGTTTATTATCTGCTCTATTTAAAAACTCCTCAATATAACTATCTGTTGGCATATCGCTACCTAATGACTGACGAATAAACCTTGCTAGTGTTGCCTTTGGCGTCATCTCAAAACTAGCTATCAAACATTTATAATCCTTTAATAAATGTAAGATAATATAATTTAAAAGCATACTTTTTCCATGTCCTGAATATCCGGACCAAATTGTAAATTCGCCTAAACGTAACCTCCAAAGATCAAACGTTTTATTAAACGGTAAAGTCGCACCGCTTTGTATTTCACCATTAAAGTAACGTATCGTATGTTCCAAGTAAGTACTAGGACTTTTAATCTTAAGATATTCATCTGACTCCCTTCTAAAAAAATAGTTTTTAACTTGGTCTTCATTTATAACTAATTTATTGACTGTGTCTTCTAATGACATAATATATAAGCATCCTTAATTCGTTGGTAAGCTACAATTAATCTTTGTTTGTCTTGTTCTTCTAACGTTTTGCCTTTAGATAATTCTAATGCGGCTAACGTACATAATAAAATTTCGTTAGATAAAGAAGATAAAACAGCATAAGGGTTAAATGCTCTTTTTAAAGGTTTCATATGGTCTTCAAGTTTATCAGGAAATAAATCATCAAAACTAAGACCTGCAGCATCTAAAATATCATTTGTACTACAACCAGAAAAACAATGAATTAAAATTCTTCCATCATTAACTAATTTAATACCAACGCTAGGTGATTTATCTTCGTGAACAGGGCATAAACATTGCCATTGGTAATTACCAGACTTATACACTTTTTGAAACCGAGAAAGTATTTCATTTATTTCCATATAATCTCCTTTTATATAATCTCTTATCTTCTCTTATTATGTATTCTTATCTTATCTCTTCTCTTCTAGTAAATAGTTTGTATATAGACATTATATACCAATTATATCCTCTTTTTCAAACCAATTATCTAATTCTTCTAACTTATTGATTATAAATTCTTTTGTTGTATGCAACCTGAATGCTATCTTACGCTCATCTGGCAACACACCATTTTTTTCAGAAGCTAAACACCATAGTTCAAAAAGCACTGCTTTTTGTTCATAAGTAAGGTCATGCCAGTCAGGGTCATTTAAAATATCTCGACCATAAACCTTAAACCAAACCATAGAACTTTTATTTTTAAAGTGTTGAAACTTACTCCAATTTCTTACTTTCGTCATATAATCTCCAAATTGTTATGCTTGTAAATATATTTTTACTTGGTTGATAATCCATTTAGAACCACCTAAGGATTTAATAATATTTTTATATTCTAACGGTAGTGTATATTTCACACCAACTGTTGGAATAGTATTTTTAGGTCTACCAGCACCTTTACGTTTGCCACCTCTTGCCATGTTTCTCTCCTGTTAAATTGATAAAAAACATTGTATCATACAATTTGAAAAAAAGTGTTTGCATTTCAGTAAAAAGTAATGTATGATATTTGAGTAGTAAAACATTAAAGGGGATTATATGAATACAAATTATCAAGATGTAGTAGACTTCCATAACAAATTTGGTTTGAAATATGAAGGCAAACCTATACCATTAGATAAATCAACGCAAGCATATAGAGCACATTTTTTAGAAGAAGAGTTGAAAGAGTTTATTTCTAGTGCTAATTTAGATGACGTAGTAGGTATGGCTGATGCACTTGTGGATATAGTATATGTTGCTATGGGTACAGCTTATATGATGGGTTTACCTTGGCAGCAATTATGGGATGAGGTTCAACGTTCAAATATGGATAAAGTGAGAGCAACTGATGCATCACAATCAAAACGTAAAAATTCACTAGATGTTGTTAAACCACAAGGTTGGGTAGGTCCTGACTTAAAAAGTATTATTGAAAATGCCTAAGGACATTTACTATGAATGAAAAATTACTATATACAAAAATTTATAGAGACTTATACGTTAGAGGTAAAGAACGTTCACCACGTGGTATGCTTACGAAAGAATTAGAAAATTATCATGTAGACTTTTTACCTAACCATAAATTTATAAATTTTGAATCACGCAAATTAAATATTAATTATATTAAAAAAGAAATTCAATGGTATTTTAAAGGCGACTTAGAAGACTTAAGTATTTGTAATGAAGCTGCAATTTGGAAGAAATGTGTTACTCATGGTAAGTTAAATAGTAATTATGGTTATTATTTATTTACTAAAGCAGGTCTTGGTTTTGTGGTAAATGAACTTGAAAAAGACCAAGATTCACGTCGAGCTTTAGTTTCTATATTTAATTCACATCAACATTTATTTTCTGATAACAATGATGTGCCTTGTACAGCAACGCTAGGTTTTAGGATTAGAGATGGTGTATTAAATATGACTGTGCATATGCGTAGTCAAGATGCTATATATGGTTTAGGTAATGACTTACCATTTTTTAATTTATGTTGGGAAATTGTTGCTGTAGCATTAAATGTACCACAAGGTAAATATCATCACTTCGTGGAGTCATTTCATGTATATGAACGTCATTTTGAAATGTTAGATACTATTCTACATGAAGATAATTTTTATGAAATACAAAGACCACGGATTGCATTAACCGATGCTAAACAGTTATTAAATGCTATTTATCCAGCGCAAGGTAGTGACTTTATGAGGTGGTTACATGACGAGACCTAGTATCGATGAATACTTTATAGACATGGCAAAACTTGCAGCATCGCGTGGTACATGTACTCGTCGTAAAGTAGGTTGTATACTAGTATCAAAAGAAAATCAAGTATTAGCTACTGGTTATAACGGCGTACCATCTGGATTTACACATTGCATAGATAAACCATGCGAAGGTGCCTTTTATGAGTCTGGTCAAGGTCTTGATAAGTGTGAATCAATACACGCTGAAATGAATGCTGTTATTAATTGTAAAGACGTAAAAGAAATATATACAGCATATTGTACAACAGCACCTTGTATACACTGTATTAAAGTATTACTAAATACAGGGTGCAAAAGACTGGTAACCGCTGAATCTTACCCTCATTCTGAGGTAAGTAAACGTCTATGGCAGCAGGGTGGTAGAATATGGGATACAATAAAAGTTGTTTAAAATCAATAACTTATAAATATTGAAAAAAAGTGTGTACATTTCAAAATAACAAGTGTAGAATATCTTTACGTTAATTAAATATGGAGATTATATGAAATTACGAACAATGATATTAAGCGCTGTGGCTTTCTGGCTTTATGTAGCTTTTTGTATATACATGATGGGTAAAGTGGAGGGTTTAATATGAGCGAACGCTGGTTAGACTATGACGAGTATTTAGATCAACAAGAATTTTGGCGTCAAAAAGAATTAGAAGAGCAACATCAACTTGAACAACAAGAGAAACATGATGGATAACTGGGGATGGGATAAAGATAAACACTATACGTGGTATAACCAATGGGACTTCAAAACACCTAGAACGTACCGCGAAAGATATGGTGTTGACTACAAACCAATGAAAGGTGAATTAGAAAAGCAACATGATTTTAAACAGAGTGTGTTATTATTTTTAATTGTAATATTATTTTTTGGAGTATTAGCATGGACGACTTAGACGCGATAATTATGCAGATTCAACTAGCTACTCAAGAGTTAAAAGATGATAATGACAGGTTTGAAAGACAACAACGAGCAATACAAAATTTAAGACAATCGGAGAATATAAATGAAATACACAGAACTACGCAAGATTAATGTCAACGAACATATAGAAAAGAAAAATGGACTAAGTTATCTTTCATGGGCATGGGCCGTAGATACATTGCTGCAGCAAGACCCATCTGCTACATGGGACTATAAAGAACCAAAACAATTTGGCGATACTTTAATGGTGTTCTGTTCCGTTACAGCATTTGGCAAAACAATGACAGCACAACTACCTGTACTTGACTTTAGAAATAAAGCTATTCCTAACCCTGATGCTATGGCAGTTAATACAGCTATGCAGCGTTGTTTAGCTAAAGCTATTGCATTACATGGTATCGGTTTATATATCTACAGTGGTGAGGATATCCCTGAGTCTGAAAAAATTGAAGAAGTTATTTCTGACAAGGATATTGAACTTACTAAAGTTACATTGTATACGGCAAATAACGAAGGTAAACTTAAAGAAGCATTTTTTAAACTTACGCCACAAATGCAAGAGAAAGTACGTGACTATGCTAACGAACTCAAGAAGTCTGCATGAGTCAACACTTACTAGATAATAGACGTCATAATGTTATTACTGCAAGTATCGCTTGGTCTGCAGTATATGAACGACAAAAATTATGGCGTCAAATGACTTTACGTGAACCGCCTTTTGATGGTAACGATATGACTGAGTATGGAAATACTCACGAACATATAGCATTATCAGCGTTAGAAAAAGAATTAAATGACATTATAGAGTCTGGGAATAAATTTGTATTACATGATAGTTTACCTTTTGGTGCTAGTCCAGATGGGTACTATCAAGGTAATGTAGTTGAAATTAAATGTCCATATAGTCAAGAAATTTATAAAGATATTCCTGAACGTTATTACTTTCAAATGCAAATGCAAATGGAAGTATGCAATATGCCGCAAGCGTATTTTTATATATGGACACCAAATGAAACAAAATTACAAATAGTAGAAAGAAGTAAAACATGGCTTGAATGGTATACGCCATTAGCACTTGAGTTTATAAAATATGTTGAAGATGACATAGAACCTAAACGCTGGACTAAAAAACCAATTTTTAATAAGGAGTAAAGCATGGCACAGTACGATAATACAAACACATTTACATTATTTGTTAATGATAAAGGTGATAACCCTAAACGTCCAGATTGGACTGGTAATATGAATGTTGATGGTATTGAATTTAGATTATCAGGTTGGATACGTGAAGGTGCAAAAGGTAAATTTGTATCTGGTTCAGTACAATTAAAAGAAAGTAAAAATACTGAATATAGCAAACCTGCTGCAGAAGGTGAGGACATGCCTTTTTAGGCACGTCCCCATAATACAATTACTTGTTCATTACATACATTGTAACTTCGAAACCAAAACGCATTTCAGTAGCTGCTGGTGTTGTCCACATAGTATTTCTCCTTTAGTGATGTATATGCGTAATTGCACAATACAGTAAGATTATACAAAATATAAGGTTTGAAATATATTGTGAATATATTAAATAAATATAGGTAAAATGCTTAGGATAATTTATGAAAAATATTGAATTTTGGACAAGGCAGTTAAATGGTGAAGTTGATTTAAGTCAATTAAATAAACCTACCCACGTACAGCAGCAAATTGATATTGTAAAGGAATACAATTTAACATTGTTACCTGATGGCGGATGTAGATTTGTTATGACTAACTCACCAAGAGTTAAAACAGAATTACAAACAAATGTAAGAGTTATATTTGATGCTGATTCATTTAAATTAAAAGAAGTGAGTATGTTATAGTGGATATTAATACATTAGATTTAAGTATGAGTTGCTATGCACACGCTGCTTACCATGAAGCTTCTACACAGCAAGAAATTATTGCCGTGTTTAATGTGATACGTAATAGAATTAAAAGTAAAAATTATGGTAATGATTCTTGTGAAGTTGTATATGCTAGTGGTCAGTTTCAAGGCGTAACTGATGTTAACCATGATGAAGTAGATGCCAAAAGATATTTACAAATTAAATATGCGGCTATAGATGCTATTTATTTTAATAAAATTAAAAACCCTATTGGCAACAAATTACATTTTTATGATGATAGTATTAATACCCCAATTGGTTGGAAAAATTGCAATATTAAAATAGGAAGGTTGGTGTTTTGTGACTAAACCAGTAGCGTATTTGTTTGAAGAATTTGATGTTAGAACAGGTGATCTAATGAAATCTTATTTATGGTCGTTTCATCCAAATGAATTATCTTATTTAAGAGACCTTAAAGGTAAAACACATCATATTAAAATAACACCATTATTTCCTGGAGAACCTGTAGAGGAATATAAAGGCATGTCTAAATATGATAGTAAAAGACTAGTGGAGGCTAATAATGGACTCTAAATACGAAGGCAGTGGTTATCTACTTGTAGGAGTTATTATAGGTTCTTTAATTACATGGTCAATTATGTCATATAACAGCACCATGAATAAATACCACATGAATTTAAAATGTATTCAAGGTGAATTATACGAAGAAATTAAACCTAATATCTTTGCAAAAAGTCACCTAGAATGTTTCGAGCAAACTAGACTATAGGAGAAATTATGTATACTGAAATTGATGATTTAAAACATGCTGGCATGATTAAAGAGTATTTAGAGAAAAACCCTGAAGCTACTAGAAAAGATTTAATATCTGTATTAAGATTTAATTATAGACGTTTAATTAAATTGGATAAATTGGGTGTTATTACATTACCTGCTGCAACACCACTTGGTAAAAGAAATAAACCTAAAACAGTTAGATTATAATACACTTTTTATCATTTATATGGTATTATAATAATACTACATTTAACAAGGACTTATTTTATGACAGAAATTAATAACATTTTAGATGAACGTGGTAACCGTTATGGCGACTTTGCATCTAATGCAACTACTACACAACTTATTAAACAAGCTATAAACTTAGGTGATACAGCTGATAAGTTGGCATTCTATCAACGTGAGTCATTAGAAATGATAGCTCATAAGATAAGTCGTATTGTTAATGGTGATGCTAATTATATGGATTCATGGGTTGATATTGTAGGATATGCTCAACTTGTTATAGATAAATTACAACATGACAAAGATGAGATACAACAGTTACTTAGTGATACAAATTATATTTTTCCAGAAAATGAAACAACAGAACAAAATGATGATATGCAAACTACGGCATTTTTAGAAAGGTTGGAAGAGCAAGATGACTAAAATATATTGGATATTTATTGTTGTAATGGCAGCATTAGCTATTTGGGGCACTGAAAAAGCTATTGGTCAGACTACAACTATACTAGCACCAGATGGTTCGGTAACTATTTGTCAGGTAGGTTCTAACGGAATTGTTATTTGTGTCTAACGGAATGAGAAATGAGTTTGCAAGTCATACAGACTTTGGATTTTTAAGAGGTTTGTTTGATGAGAAACCAAATATTTTACCATCAAATGTAGACATGATATATGGCATGAATGGTCAGTTTTTATTAGCTGAGTGGAAACGTGAGAATGAAGAGATTTTATTAGGTCAACGTATATTATTAAAGTCACTTGCGCAGCAACCTAATTTTACTGTGTTAATTGTAAATGGTTATAGTGATAGTACAGGAACGCATGTTGATAGTTTTTATCAAGTCGCTAGTGATAAATTAATTTATATTGATAAGTCTGTTGATATGTTAAAAGAGTATATTAAGACTTGGTTTACATTAGTTTTTAAAAAGGATAGTAAGGTATTGCTTAACCTTTAAAACCTCTTCTGGACGCTTTTCCTGCATCCTAGAGAGCCATTCTCTACGATATTCTAAGTCTTTACTTAATAACCACTTAGCTTCGCAGTACATCCTATATTCAGGACTATAATTATCTACAACAGAACCATCCTTTAAAGTAACGTCAGTCATCTAATTCTGGTACTTCTGAATATACACTATCACATGTAATTTCAATGTAAGTATCATCATCAAGTGTAATAATAAGTACAGATGGATCTATATAAGCTTCTGCTTCTACAATTGTCTTACCTATCATATGTTCACAGAGAGCGGTTATATTCATAATTTTCCTTATATGCTGGTAACTAAGTCGTGGTTCACTTTTTCTGATTTCACTGACTTGCTCCATTTTCCACAGTCCTTACATTGGTAACGTTGATATTTACGAGAACTTGTAATAAAACTACCTTGTTTTGTAAGTCTTGTAGAATTACAATTAGGGCAAACAGTACTATTAGAAAATGAATTATGATTTGGATGGTTGCTTATCCACCCTTTAAATTTATCGTATATTTTTTCTAAGAGTATTACATCATTTTTGTTATACTCTTCCATACGTTTCCATGCTTTACGGTCATTATTCATAACCTTTAACCAGAGTTCATGACCCTCATGGTCTGTCTTTTTACCAAGACCTAAACGTTGCGCTACATAGTCTAGTTTATTAGATACAAATCTAAATTGACTTCTAGCAACTCTTAATAAGTCAATATGTTTTGCTGGGCTTGGTGGAGGCATACCTGACTGAAGAAATTCACCGTTTAACATTTTAATGTCAAACTGTAAACCATTGTAATGAACTATAGCATCTGCTTCATCCATTAACTTATGGATACCTTGCAGCATATGTTTTCTATTTGACTTATATACAGAGTCAAACATAATTTTTGATTCACCATACCATTTTGCTGCATAACAAAGTGTATATGATGATTCTAATAATTGGTTAAGTGCAATATTCTGTTGCCATATACCCCATACCGTTGCTAAATTTGGAGCACATTCAATGTCCAATAAAAGTATTTTCATAGGATTCTCGTTAATGAGATAATCTATTATACATCAAATATACTATAAGAAACAATAACACGTATTTAAAGTGAGTAATAGCGCACAACATGTCGCAGATAAGATAATCTAGCATATCTTAATTGTTGCTGTTTTAGCTGTCTTGAGCTTCTCAAATAGTTTGTTAAATGCTACTTTAGAATTACCAATAAAGTCTTTACCTGACCATGTAGTGCCTACTAATATACATCCTTCTGTATTGGCAGATGTGTTACCTGAATGAATACGAACACCGGTAAAGTTAGGCACGTTTTCTAGTAAAGGTAAATCCCTATTGAAACGATTGCTATGATTAATAATGACGTTATAAGTGCCAGTAGGAATAGCTGTTTGTCCATTTACTTTAGCTCCTGTTCTAACAACATCTTCTAACGTATAACACTCATATACACCATCTATATACATTTTGCCTATAGTATATGTATCTTTAAACTCAAACCTTTTTACTTCAATTAACATTTTTGTCTATATAGGCTAGAGCTTGTGTAAGATATTGCATAGCATACATAAATAAAATAGAGAAACCCATAGCTACAAATAGCAAGGATACGACTAATAATTTAAGTATAGCTAAACCGATAAAGTTAAGTATGTTTAAGACTATCATTTCTTTTTAATGTAGAATAAACTACGTTCCCCAAAGAGATAGAAACCTACAGCACTAGCAAAGTTATCTACTTCTTGTGTTGCGATACCTTGTAGGTGCATTGTAGCCCATGTTGCTAATACTAATAAACCAATAAGAGGTCGCATGAGTCTTACAATAGCTTCTACCCATGGATAGCTAGGATTACCACTACCAGCTTCATTCATTACTTTAAAGAACTCTAAGTCAATTTGTTTCATCTGAGCATATTGTTCTATCGTAGCAGGTTTGAATTGGTCAGGTGCTACAAAGCGATTAATAAGTGATTTACCTAAGTCTACTGCTAATGGTCCTAATGCTGCTAGTATCGTAATAGGGTCTATGATATTACTCCTTATAATTCTTTAGGGTCATAGCCAAGTGTGTTAGCTACTCTCTTTTGTAGTTTTAAGAATAAACCTTTGTGACTTACATATTTATCTGTTTTAGGTGACTCTAAATAGCATATCATGTGGATAATTTCGTGACAGATGGTCTTAATCACAGTATCTAAATGTCCACACTTTGCAGTAGATATAGTAATGACATGTGGTTCACCTGCTTCTGGTGGTTCGTATTGTCCACAGATAGTATCGTCATGCACTACTACGAAGTCTACTTTAGATGCTGGTGGGAGTTTATACTCGTCAAACACAGGGAACTCTATTAAAGCTGAATATAAATTAGCTATGTTGTTCTCTGTAATGAATGTCATTTTGTGAAGTGTGTTAATAAAAATACAATAACGAAACCTGCTGTTCCTAAAAGTATTTGTTCTAAGCGTTTGAGTCTTGCGTTTATTTGTTCATAACGAATAGCACAAACTTCTTCGTGTGTGCTTAAACGAGCATCTGTATCGTTCTTTACCATTACTATTCCTTATTGTGAGAGAAGACCTTGTTGGTCTGTTCTATTTAATTGATATAAATATGGATATGCTTGTTGTGCAGCATTTGTGCCAAGAGTTTGTTTAATACCTCTTGCTAATTGACCTGTTTTTAATGCAGTTTGACCAACTAAATAAGGAGACTGAATTGCTGCTGTAGCTAAACCTAAAGGTATACCACCAACTAAACCAGCTCCTAATGCTGTTCCAGCACCTAAACCAGCTCCTGCTAAACCTCTAGGAAATGCTGAACTTAATGCTTGACCAGCTAATGCAGGCATAATATCAGTTCCACCTTGTTGCATAAGTTGTTTAGCTAATTCTGCTCTACCACCATAATTTGTATTTACATTATTACGCATAATTGATTGTAATTTACGTAATGAAGTATCAACAGATGCTTGTTTACCTAATGATAATGAACGTTCAATTTCTTTAATTAAATCTGTAGCTTCTGCGTAGTCTTTCATTACATTTGCATAAGATGGCGCTTGTTTAACAATAGAATTTTTTACAGAATTATATAAAGTATTTCCTACTGTTTTTGCAGTTTTTTCATCTAATGGTATTTGTTCAACTACAGAACCAATACGTTGTTTTAATGCGTCAAAACCTTCTGGAGTATGATATTCAGTAGGATTTAAACTTTTCCAAGCATTTACTTCACCAGAAATTTTATCATATACAGCTTTTGCAGCATCATTTTTAACAATATCTTTATATTTAACAACTTTATATACATCTTCAAATGATTTATCAATTGGAGCAAAGTCTAAAATAGTTTTATCTTTTGATACATTAACCATTCCAGCTTTATATGCTTCTCTTTTTGCTGAGGCAATAGTTTCTAAATTAGTTTTAGCTTGGTCTACAACCTCTGTAAAATTAACATCACCTTTTAAATTTTTAAGGAATGTTTCTTTGTTGCCTGTAAAACCAGCTTTTGCTGCTTGTTTAATAGCTTCTGCACCAGTATGAGTGCCTAAGTAGTCAACAACATTAGCTACTGCAGAACCAACTTTAGGAGCACCGTATTCAATAGCTTTTATTCCACCTGTAATAGGGTTTGTATAATTGCTTGCTTTTGCTAATGCTTCTCCTGTTTTAGTAACAATATTGCCTGCTTCACCAGCTTTACCAGCACCTTTTAACAAAGCGCCTCCGCCACCTAATACTGTTGATACATCTAATAATGCACTTACAGGTCTTTCAGCTAAAGTTCTTTTAATGTCTTCTTTACTTCCATAAGAGTCTTTATAACTTTGTATAACCGTATCAGCAACTTGTTCAGCTTCTTTTCTTTTGTTTTTGTCAGCATATTTCATAACTGACTCAGGAAGTGTTTTACTTAGCATTCCTGAACTTAATTTAATAAGGTTTTCCATTGTTTGAACAGGACTTGCAATAACATTAGCTAAACCAGATGCAATATTTGCAGCATCTTGTGGAGCGTTCATAATTGCTGCTTGAGGAATATCTGCAACATTATATTTTGCTTTTGTTGGTTTTATCTTTTCAGAAGAAACAATAGGTTTATCCCATGTAATGTCTTGTACATTAATTTCGTCCCAAGTAATATCATTTGCATTAATTGCCATACTCTAAACTCCCATCAGAATATTGAATTACTGTTCTTCCTGACTTATCTTTACCAGTTCTTACAACATTTTTGCTTTGAGTTTTAGGTTGGTTTAATGGTTCATATTTTTGAACAATTTGTTTTACTGTTTCAAGAGCAGCTAAGCGTCTTTCAATTGGAAGAGTTGAGTCTCCAACACGACCAGCCATTTCTTTATAGTTTTGAACGTCATAGTCAGACTGTGGACCTTCCATACGTGGCATTTTTGATACAAGTTGACCACCAAGAGCTTTAAGTTTATCTGCTTCAGCAGAACCTTGTGGAGCTTTACCAAATACAGCACCACTAATATCAACTAATGTTCCAATGCCACTTTGTGTTGGTTTTGGAGCTGAAACTATTTGACCTTGTTCATTAACTTTTTGACCTTTTAATACCATTTCAGCTTGATTAATAATATCTGAAGCACCTTCCATGCCTGCTACTTTTTTAGCCTTTGAAGTTGCTGTAGCTTCTTCAGCTTTAATTGCGCCCTGTAATGTTGGTGAATATGCTGCAGGTAATACTTGTTTACCTCCAACTATTAATGGTTCTAAATTACCAGTTCTTGCATTAAAACGTGCATAACCTTCTTCAGTTGGAACTGCTTGATAATAAGGAGCTGCTTGTAATTTAACATCTTGAACTTGTTTAAGAACATCTTTTTGTTCTGCAGAAGTTAATTTAGCAAATGTTTTTCCATAACTAGCCATAGCATAAGCGTCTCTATCTGTAGAAATAGGAGGTCTAATATATTCTAAACCTGTTTTAACTCCTCCAGCTAATATAGCTGCTTTAGCTACTGGGTCATTAGCAATTGTAGGGTCTTTTACTAATTCATTAATAGCTTCTCTTTCTATTTTAACTTTTTCTGCTTCTCTTGCTAATTCTGCTAATTTACCTTTAGTAAGTAAGTTTTGTGTAGCTGTATCATAAGCACCTTGTGATGCTTGCATACCACCAAGATATGCTTTACCTAAATAAGGTAATGCAGAGCCATATCCTTGGTTTTTAGGTTGTGCTAAATATGTTGCAGCAGTTCCTAATACACCTTGTAACATAGCTTGGTTTTGAACTTTTTGTAATTCTTCAGGTGATAATAAACCACCTAAATAGTCAGGCTGTCTAGCACCAAATATATTCATGCCATCAAACAAACCACCTGTGCTTGTTGGGAAAAAAGCCATGTTAGAAGCCTCCTCTAAATACTGAAGGATAAAGTTGTAATTGAGTTGGTGTAATTTGCATACGTGTAGCTACTTTTTCATTTGGTCCCATACCTAAACTAGGTGCAGTATTATAAGTGCCACGAGTAATAGGAGGAATTGCAGGTTGAACAGTTTGTTGAGCTTGTTCTTGTGGGCTTACTGCTTGAATAGCTTGACCTGTAGTAGACAATGCTTGCATAGGGTTAGCTTTAGCCCAGTCTGACAATGAACCATAACCTGACTCAAGACCTCTTTGAATACCACCCATAAATGATGGGTCATATCCACCACCACCCATAGCTGTTTGTTGACCAATACCACCTAAAATTTGGTTTTGTGTTCCTGCTACATCAAACATACCTGTAGAACCTGTATATAAAGGTGCATTTTGTGCTGCCATTGCTGGAGCTGATACACCTAAACCTGTAATTGAACCTGTAAGACCTGGTGTCATTGTTTGTCCTGCGCCAAATACACCTGTAGGTGTAAATGGACTAATAGCTTCTGTAGTACCAAATAAGCCTGTGCCACCTGTTGTTGTAGCACCTGCGCCTGCTCCTGCACCTGCTGCACCTGCTCCAAATAAACTTGAACCTACACCACCTAAAGCACCGCCCATAGCTGCACCTAATAGTGGGTTTTTACCCATTGCTGCTGAACTAACAGCACCTATTGCTGCTGGAATTAATACTGGTGCGCCCATTATTTACCTACCTTTCCTGCTAATAAGCAAAGTGGTTCTAATACTGCTCTGTAAATACGACCTAGTGTATCTCTACGTTTACCTTTCATTTCTAAGTAAATGTCAGATGTTCTATGTCTTGCAATATGTTCTAATACCACTTTTACAAGTTTATTAAGTTTACCGTTACCTTTAGCAAAGTCTACTAATGGTAAGAATAGTTTGTGATAGCCTTTTTGGTATGTTTCTCTATTAGGCATATTTGCTGAATGTTTGAGCCATACTGCATTTCTGTATGAACCAAAGCCATAAGACTCGTTCATCATTGTACATACAATTTTGCCACCACCTGATGACTGTTGTTGTGATGTAGAAACTTGACCCATTGGTGTACCATAAGCAGCACCAAGGTATGCAGAAAGTTTTTGATATGGTAAGTTTTGTTCGTAGTTATAACGGTCAATAGCTGACTGTAATGCTGTTTGTTGATAAGACTCTTGTGTTTTACCAACGTTAGCCAATTGTTGAATATCAGCATATTTAGTTGCTTGTAGTGATGGTGCAAGACCTGCTGCTGCTTCTTGTCTTGCTCTTTCTTGTGCATAATTGGTGTAAGCCAATTCACCAGCTTTTCCTGCCAATGTATCTGCAAGTGTTTTACCAGCACGTGTTGTTAAGTCTGCCATAGCACCAGAGCCATAACGACCTGCCATAGATGATGTACCTAATGCACCTCTAATAGCATCATTATATGCAGTAGTAGCTGAAGTTACTGCAGGTTTCATTGCTGCTTCAAAATATGGGTTAGGAGCTAAATATTTACCTGTAAGCACATCATATTGTTGACCCATTGCAGCGCCTGTAAGTGGGCTACCTGCTTTTGCTGCTGCTTCTGCTGCTTTTAATGACTCAGTTGTTTGAGTAGAAGGTCCAATATATGTTGTGCCAGGATAGTAAGAAGGACCAGGTGTGCCATATAATGTTTTAGCTTCTTGTAAACCATATTCTACATAAGGTCTAACTGTAGGGTCTAATTCAGAAGTAGTTTTAGACGTAGTAGTGCCACCACCACCTGAACCACCACCACCATAAAATGTAAATGACTGTACTAATTCTTGTACCCAATTGTGTAACTTAAACATATCTATTTCCTTAAAGTGTATATTCCCATGTTTGAGGTTTAAAACCCATTTGTCTAGCCCTACGTTCCCATCCTTTTCTTTGTGAATTGAATGTAACTTTAGTCTTACCGCCTTGTTTTGCTATTTGTTGAATTTCTTGCCATGCTTGTTGAAAGAGTGTCATATCGTTAATAGTAGACCAAGAAGCCCATACATGAAGTGTATCACCTAATGGTTGTAATACTACGAAACCTACTGCTTTGTTATTAATAATGCCTACAAATAACATAGACCTATTTTCATAACAGTCACAATAAACATCTTCTACTATCCAAGATGTATGACCACGTTGTCTTACTAATTCAAGACCATGTTTTACATAGTCCCAATGTTGACGTAAATTATCTTTAGGTATATAGTGTAATATCATCCTACTATTATATAACGATATACCTTGTTCGTGCCTGTATTTGCAGGGTGCGATATAACTGCTTGTCCCTTACTTTGTGAGCTAATATAAGGTTCTGTAAATAAGTTAGTTGTATATGAGTTAGCACTTAAATACTGAATAGTTAAAATTGCACTTGGTGTTGCAGGTCTAGTAGGAGTTGTTTGTGCTGCTAAATGCTCTATTGTAACGTCTGTAGAAGTGGTAGCCCATGCTAAACTTACATAGTCATTTTTAGCTAGTTCTATATTAAAATTTAATGCTGCAATAAGGTGACCATCTGTTCCACCATGACTATTAGGTACAGAAAACTTACTGTTAGAACCTGCTACATCTGAACCATTCTTTCTAAACCATACATCTACGTCTTGAATAGCTACGTTTGTATTATTAAACTGTAAACTAAATTGCACATTATAAAGACCAGAATAGTCTACTTTAACTTTATAACCATCTACAATACTTGTACCTAAAGAATAGTCTGTAGTATTTAAAGTAATATTAGCTGTAGCAGTTGTCGTTGCTATACTTTGGTCAGTTGTATCTTGAAATGCACCGTATGGAAAGTATGTACTAGCTGCAGTTTGTGTAGTAGGTGATAAAGCAATATATGAGTTATAACCTATACGTTCATCATTAATAGTGGTAGAAGTAGCACCTGAAGCTACTAATGTAATTTCACCTGTGTTATTAGACTTACCTTCTACTAAATTGTTTACTATTTCTGAAACTTCTCTTGGCGTACCACCTTGCCAATTCAGTTTACGATACATGTCCCTAGACATTATCTACCACCACTTTGTGTATAGTCTACGTCTATAGAAATAGCATGTGTCCATGTTCCTGTAGGTACAACTTTAATTCTGTGATAACGACCATAAGACCTTAATGGACATCTTCCATCTGAATTTTGTGTAACTGTAGCCTTATAAGTAACTGCATCATCTAATTCTTTACGAGATGCAATGGCCATAGTCACAGCACCATTATCAACTTGCGCTCTACCATTAGTGACTACAGAGTTATATCCAAATTCCATTTCACCCACTACTATAGATGCTGTGGAGTTAGAACCAGTAAATGTAGCAATTTTAGCACCGTCTGCACCACCAAATAAGAACTTACCACCTGACCAAACACGTGAGTCTAAAGATGCAGGAAGTGAGTCTATAGTGCCATAAGCATCTAAACCTTCTAATGTGATAGAAGAAGACGCTAAAGATACAATGTATTCTACTGTAGTGTCAGCAGATGACCATTTCTTAACTAACCAATTGTAAATAAGTAATGAACGACCACCGTTAGTATTAGGATAATTCCATACGACAATATTACGAATAGGGTCAATAGCAGCACTAATAGTGTCTTGTTGTGCTAAAGCCATGTTATCATAAAAGTATTCGTCTACTTTATCGTTGCCAATGTTATAGACATTAGTACCATCACACGCATAGAAACCGTCATCAGCTAAGAAGTATGTATTAGGTCCATATTGTGTAATAGAACCTGGTGTATTACAGCCTAAATTACGTGAGATAGCGTCAAATTGGAAGAATAATGGTGAACCAATATATGACATACGGTAAATAGCACGTTCTAGTAAGACGATACCAAATTCACCACCTGTAATACCGGTAATGTTTCCACCTTCTGCTAAAATTTGATAGTCAGCTTGTGATGCACCACCTGAAGTCCAGTCAGTCTCGTCATTAATGTCTGACCATTGTAGTTTATTAGGTGTACCACTAATGTTAGCAGCTACTACAAAGTCACGAATTACTGTAATATATTTAGCAATAGGAGCTGTAGCAGATACATCTGCAAAAGCAGTAGAAGTGCCTACATACCATGCTTGTATTTTAGACTGGTTATTAGAAGCTAATACAGCGTTACCAAATTGTGTAAAACTCCAACGGTCTGCACCACTATAGCCACCTGTTTTAGATACATTGTCTAAAGCTGCAGTAGATGGGTTAAACTTAAATAGTTTAGTAGTGCCGCCTGCAAATAATACTGTGCTTAATTCAAATTTAGCAGCAGTTACATTGTTTAGGTTTTCACTCGCAGCACCAGAATAGTCAGCAGATAATGGAAACGGACCATAACCTATCGTTAAAGGATAGACATTATTAGCTTCTAGCAAAGCTCCAGTAGTCGTAGGTTGGTCTGGTAACCATTCTGTAAATTGTATTCTTTGGGTAGCCATTCATTTTCCTTAAACTGTTACTTCGTCCCAAGATGTTGTTTCTTCATTCCAAGTATATCTCTTACCGTCTGTAGGATAGTCTACAGGTGCTTTCCATTGACAAGTTGCCTCATCTAAAGTCCATGAAGCAAATGGTTTTGGTGGAATGAAAGCGTCTAAAGTTTCATCATACTTGTAGCCAATACCAGCGTAGTTCTTACGGATGTTACCGTTGTAAGATGTTTGTTTCCAACGACCACCTAAAAGGTTAGTGCAAAATTCAGCTCCGATAGCTTCGTTCTCTACACCATCTTTATCTGCTGTATCTTGGTTCGCTACTACTATGACTTGCGTCACTATGTTTTCTTCGTTTAATTGTGCGAAATGTGCCATATTTTTCCTTATCTTGCGTTACTGTTTTTAAATGGATGCTCTGCAAATGCAGCAAATATTATAGCATTACCAGAACCATTAAGTTCTGTTCCTGTAGATGTTCTAATTTTGAAACCATTAGATAAGTAGTCTACAACAATGTTTGAGTCTGTATATTCAGCACCTGAAGTATTAGGGAATAACCATTGAGTCATTTTATTATTTGAGTCTCTTGCAGTATCCATAATTATCCAGTTTTGTGCTGTTGCTGTATTTTTAAACATAACAAATTTAGGTCTAAAACCACAATATACAAACGGACCATCACCATTTACACCATTACCTGTATAACTTCCAAATTTACTAAACCCTGCTATTTCTGACCAAGCATACGCTACATAAGTAGAGCCACTACTATTTACAGAAACATCAACTCCAACAGAAAACACAGAACTTGTTGGTGATGTATTGTTAAAGTACCCTACATAAGTATCACCAGTATCTGCTTGGTTTAAAAAGTATGCTTTTGTATTTCCTATGGAAGCATGATAAGTTGTCCAAGAAGCTATTCCACTTCTGCGTTTAACAATAAACATTTTTGGAGCAACACCCAAACCATGTCCTATAGTAGCACCAGCAGAACCATTACCTGTATAAGTCACCACACTAAACCCAGCAGTTGTGTTTACAGATACAGTAGATGTAATAGAGCCACTTGTGTTAGATGAACCAGCACCATTAGCTTTCCAGCACCAAGCTGTGTAAGTAGCACCACTTGTATTTAGTTTTGCTAAATTACCTATAGTAAAACCACCATTAGTAAATGCAGTTAAACCTGTAGACTGTGTTGTTTCTGCTACTGTAGAGTTGGATACCAAGTCTTTAGTAGTTCCTCTTACAGCGTCATATAGAGCATGGTCTGTAGCACCACTTCTACCTTTTATCCAAACAAAGTCTGGAGTAAATGATACAGCGTTTGTGTCTACAACTGTTTTACTTGCAGCACCATCACCTGTGTATGTTAATACACCAAAATAGTCACTACCTTTATTTATGGTCGGCATCTAATTTAACCTTTCCTACATGTTGTTGTTTTTTCATATGCCATCCTAGTGAAGCTGGTCTATCTATTTTACCGCACTCAAGGCATTGCCATCTTTGGCTATTAGTTATCTTACTAGCTATCTTACCACCTACTTTGCCACCAAGACTTTGTAGTTCTTTCCATTTACCTGTTTCAACAAGCATACGACCTACTTTAGAACCACCTTTTCTCATACCTTCAGGTGTTGCTATTGTATAAACATGTCCTGTTTCTTTACTCCATTTACCAATATGGTTACCAGTAGCATTTCTATTAGCACTAGCTATTGTTCCACCTTTTTTAGCACCTTCTAATTGTGCTAACTTTTTTGCTTCTGTCATGGTTACTTGACCACTTAAACCACGGTAGGCAATTAAGTCAAACTCATTACCATGTTCTTCATATAACTTTTTATGAGCTTCTGCATGTTCTTCTACAGTAAGTTCTACTAAATTATCTGGGTCATCTGTTCCACCCATATGTTTAGGTATAATGTGATGTAAGTGCATTATGGTAAATTATATGTATTCAAAGGTAAGAAACCACTTGGTGCTGAATACTGGAATGGTCTTTGACCAAAGTTCCAAGCTCCTCCGCCTGTGTTTGTTTGGTTTCCTGTTGCAAATACCCATTCAATACCTGAAGTAAGACCTGTAATAACACCTTGTGATGTATTGTTTTTATAAAATGTAATTTGATTGTTTACTGTATCAACAGCAATACCAATAACATCACCAATAGTTCCCCATGAAGAACCATAAGCAGTTGAGCCACCACCCAATACAAATTTATTTCCATTTGTTGAATAGTATGTAACAGAATTAGAACCAAACATATCTGCTTGACTTATAACCCCACTATAAGCATTTGCAGCTTTTAAAATACCAACACCTTGATTACCTTCTGTTGCAGTAACAGTAAACTCTGCATAAAATTTAGAATTGGTTGGAATAGTAAGTGTAGAGAAACCTCCATAATTACCATTAGAAACATCTAAATTTCCTTGAGCTATTACAGTTGTTCCATCTTTCCATAATGGGTTCATTACAGCATAATTCGCCACAGTCGCACTTGTATTAGTAGGCACATCTGTCATAGCATCATAAGTGATACCTGCAGTTAAGCTAATATTGTTACAAGTCCAATTATTGCCATTAGGTGATGAGTCATAGCCTAATGTTGTAGTGGATGTTGTGTTGCCAAATGTTAGGTAGAAACCGTTAGTTCCGTATGTGCCTTTATATAGGATAGGTTTCCATACACCATTAGCGTCATTGTTCCCAAAGTAATATGGTTCTAGTGCTTGACCGTCAATTAAATAAACATCTGTTAAATAATTATCTGCATAACTTCCTGATGTGGAAGCTCTACGACAAAATTGTTGTGAAACAGTATTGTTAATAGCTTGTGACTCATTTAAAGTTGGGTTTGTGCCTGTTAATGTTTGTTGATTACCATTTACATATAATTTAAACCTATTTCCAGCAGTAGCTTGAGTTGAGTCATAAGCCATAACAATATGATACCAAGCTGAAGGGTCTCTAAATACAGCAGAAGTGGTTAAGTTAGCATTTGTTCCACCAAATGTTTGAAATTGTAATGTATCTGCAGCATTAATTCTTAACCATGTTTCATTAGCACCTGAAGTATCAGCAGAAACTATATATTGTTCTGATGAAATTGAACCTCTTTTCCACCAAAATGATATAGTCCAAGTTTGTCTATTTCCAGCAACAGTTGGAGTTCTAGATAAATAAGCACTCGCACTACTTCTAAACCTTAAAGAGTTGTTTAGGTTATTTGTTAATGGTGTTAAAGCACCTGTAGAAGTAAATGTGTGGATAGTGTTTCCACCTGATGATGTGACTAGACCACCATTAAATGCTTGTGAGCCAGCGTATGAGATGATAACGATACCGCTACCGCCATTACCACCAGCATTAGTTCCTCCAGATGCACCTCCACCACCACCACCTAAATTAGCTGTGCCAGGATTTCCAACAGACCTCCATGTTCCTCCAGCACCTCCACCACCAGAACCTCCTGTGCCTGCTGTGTAGCCTGTATAACATCCACCACCTCCGCCACCAGCATAAGTGACAGACGAACCATTAATAGATGATGCAGTTCCTGCTCCGCCATTACCACCATTATTACTTACAGTAGAACCATTTTGACCAGCTGCACTAGAGCCACCTCCGCCACCACCTGCATAACTTGCTACTCCTGTAGTTCCTGAATTTCCTCCAGCAAAGCCTTGCCCTGTTGTGCCTGTGCCTCCTGTGCCTGTAACACTAGAACCACCAGCACCGCCACCACCAGAACCTCCAGAGCCACCATTTTGTGATGTTTGATAAGTTGCACCAAAACCACCACCAGTAGTTGAAATTGTAGTTAAACCTGTTCCTGATACAGATGATGATGACCCTTGAGAACCTACATTAGACCCAGCAGCTCCACCTCCACCACCAGCTCCTACAGTAACCACATAAGTAGCACCTGAATATAAAGTTGTAGATGAAGTTAAAAGACCACCAGCACCACCACCACCATTACCAACATCGTAAGTTAATGATGATGCTCCACCTCCACCACCACCAGCTACTACTAAATAACTAGCTGTAATAGGTGTAATAGGGCTTAATGTGCCTGAAGATGTGAATGTGTGTATTTGTTTACCACCAGAAGTAGTAATTGTGCCACCTACGAATTTAGGTGTAGCAGATGTGTAAGATATGATGACTATGCCTGAACCGCCTGCTCCGCCATAAACTGTAGCACCATTTGAGCCACCGCCACCACCGCCACCTGTGTTAGCAGTTCCTGCTGTTCCGTTACCATTAGCTGCAGCACCATTGCCTCCACCTCCTGAACCACCTGTGCCTGCACCGCTAGCACCTTCTTTACCACCTCCACCTCCACCTGCATAAGTTACAGATGAACCTGAAATAGCTACAGCAACGCCAGCACCGCCATTGCCTGATGTAGAGCCTGATGCGTTTCCACCAACTGCTCCTGCACCGCCACCTCCACCTGCAATAAACGTGGCATTTGAGTCACCACCTTTGTAACCTTGATTAGTTGTTCCAGCACCGCCTGTTTTGCTTCCTGTTCCTGCTGCTCCACTACCTGAACCACCGCTAACACCATTATTATCAGGGTTTAATCCACGACCACCGCCTGTTGATGTAATAGTAGATAGACCTGTGCCTGATATACTTGAGTTTGTTCCATTTGTAGATACTGGAGTTCCTGTTGTTGAGCCAAAACTACCACCAGCACCAACAGTAATAGAATATGTATTTAATGTAGATAAAGTAATTGCAGACTCTAAAGAACCGCCTCCTCCTGTGGCTGTTACAGTAGAACGAAGTCCACCTGCACCTCCACCACCGCCAGCATTAGCACCACCGCCACCACCTCCTGCAACTACAAGGTAGTCAGCTACTACTTTAGTTTTATCTGCGGCTGATAGAATACCATAAGCTCTTGCGGCTTGTACGGCTAGTCTTGACAATAATGACATTGTTAATTCCTATTTGAATTGTGTTTGAGCTGCGAATACAGAGAATGTTGCTGAACCTGTTTTAATAATGGTATATGAGTAAGCATCTACACCAGAAGCATTACCGCTAGACCATGCTGTGCCACCTTGATATTTAGGTGTGACAGATGTACCGTCTACAGTAACAGCGTTGTTATAGTATGCTGTAGCACCTTGTGATACTAAAAATACTAGTGTAATAGCTTGACCTGTAGACATGATAGTATTTAAAGATGTTGAACTATTACCTCTAAAGTTTACTGTCCAGTTAGCTGAAGCGTTAGTTGTATAGTATAACACAGACTGTGTTGTAGCATCATAGTTAATAGTACCTGTAGCTGCTGTTGCAGATACGGTTGCTACTTCTGCTGCGTCTTGGAATACTGCAGCAATAGCTGTTGTTGAACCTGTAAATGTTTGTGTGGCAGTAAAGTTTGTAGCTGTTGCTGGAGCTACATAATCTGTACCTGCTGTAGCATTTGCTAATGCACCACCACTATTAGCTTTTAGAATAGCTGTGCCTGAAGGAGGTGCTAATACGTCTGTACCGATAGCAAGACCTAGAGCAGTTCTAGCTGAAGATGCAGTAGTAGAACCTGTACCACCTGCACCAATAGGGATAGAGTCTCCACTTTCTGCTGACTGTAGGTCACGAATTTGTGCCATTAGGGTTCTAATAGCATTGTTAATATTAGAAGGTGCGCAACCCTCGTCAATATTAATACCTGCAATGTCTGTGTTTAAATTTGCGCCAGCACTTGTAGATGCGTACTGACTTATCTTATTTTTTGGCATAATTCTTCCTTAAATTAACTATTTACCCATGTATTGCTACTTGAACTTGATGCTGTCCATGTGTCTGAACTTGGAGTAATATCAGTCCATGAACTTGCACCTGCTGTTATTTCTGTCCAAGTATCGCTACTTGGTGTTACATCACTCCATGACTCTGAACCAGGTGTGACTGGTGACCATTCTTCACCGATAATATAACCATTTGCTACGACTGTAGCGTTGCCTGTAATACTTCCTAAACCATACCATATTGCATTTGGGTCTGCTGTGACTGTTGCTTCACAAGTAATATCACCATTACCTGAATATTGAACACCACCTAACCCTGCTAATAAAGCATAGCCTTCTATAGAACCATCAAATGTTCTAATTCTATTTGCACTACCTGATACTGTAGCGTCTGCTGTAATATCACCTGAAGATAGTCTGTAACGGATACCGTCACCTGATACTGTAGCTTCAGAAACTATGTCTCCAGAGCTTGTATAAATAGCTGTAGGACTTCCAGAAACGCTTGCTAACGCATTTATTTCACCTTGCCCTACTAATACCCTTATTGCGTCACCAGATAGTGTTGCAAAGCCTGTAATATCTCCACTACTAAATGTAATTTTAGTAGCTTCACCTTCTAATTGAGCATTAGCAGTAATAGCACCATCACCGGTAGCTATTAAATTACCATCACCTGTAATAATTGCACTAGATGTAATTGAACCATCATTAAGTCTTATTCTTGTATTATTTCCTACAAGTTCAGCATTAGCAGTAATATCGCCTGATGATGTTGCTATTTTAGTTCCATCACCAGATACAGTTGCATCTGCATTAATAACACCATCATTTAATCTTATTCTAGTATTATTGCCTACAACTGTAGCATCTGCTGTAATGTCACCTGATGATGTAGCTACTCTTGTTCCATCACCTGCAACTGTAGCGTCTGCTGTAATAGCGCCTGTACTTTGTCTAACTCTTACATCATTACCAACTAAACTTGCTTCAGAAGTAATTGCACCTGTAGCTAAATTTATACAAGCAGCAGTAGTCCATAATGGACTATCTAAAGATATAGCTAAATTATCTAATGTGCCAAATGCGTCTAATTGGTCTAGTGTCCAAGGACCACAAACTATAGTGCCATTTTCATAAAATGTATTATCTAAACTATATGGTACATTTTCTAAACTACCAAATACGTCTAGTTCTTCTAACGTCATTGGTACTGGCATAATTTACCTTAGGCTAATGTTACAGAGATAGCACCACTTGCAAATTTGAATATATCACCTGTATCAATTGTTTTAGATGTTGTAACTGGTGAGTGATATAAAAGGTTACCACCTGTAGAAGCATCATTGATACCAAAATATGCAACTGTTCCCCATGAAGCTGTAGCTTGTGGAAACTCTACTGCAGCACTATTTGTAGTTACACCATTAGAAGGTGCGCCAAATGTTACTGCTGTTCTAGCATAGCTTGTACCAACTGTGCTAACTTCTGTACCACTACCTGCATCTGTAGGGTCAGTTGTCCATAGTGATACATAAACTGTTGCTGGTGATGTGTATGTTGTTGCTCTTAGAGTAGCGTTAATTAACGCATTTTCTAAAAAGTTACTCATTTCTGCCATAATATTGTCCTTATCTTGGTGTTACGTTTAGTGAAGTGTATGGGTATGTTTGACCCAAGTCGCTTGTCTTAATGTTTGCAATTGCTCTGTCGTATAAACCTGACCATGTTTGAATACGTGCATCATTTAACAAGTATGGTTCAGCTTCTGCTAGAGTTGCATATAATAAAGCGTCTGGGTAATTAGCTAGATATAAGTTACTAGCTGTTGTTGTTGATATAAATGTAGGTTGTGCATAGTATAGAATTTGTGCTGTAAAACTACCATTAGGTGTTGGCGCAAATTGGAACTCTGAACCTAGCATTGTAAAAAAGTGTGGTCTACCTGATAATGATGTTTGACCATTTTTAAAGAATAAGTCTGGTGACTGATATTCTAAAATAACAGGTGGGTTACCTTGTAAGTGTATTTCCCTTACTTCTAATATATCTGTGGGTAAAGATACTGTGCCATCACCTGAAGTAATTGCAGCAGTCGCTACCTTTAACATCTTTTCAGTTCTTAAGTCACGTGACATTCTTGTTTGTGCTAACTGAATGAAGTCAGGTATCTGTGATGACAAGTCTGTTCGTGCAAGGTAATTCTCTACCACAGTCACAAAACTGGTATAGTTGGTAAAAGCCATGTAATATCCTTAAAGTTTTTTCAGAAAGACAATGCACCCATTACCTATGGATACTTGCTTTAGAATAGTGAAACGCTTAATTAATTTCTCACTCCACCATGATAATGGTTGTTGAATTAAGTGAGCATTACGACCATCTGGTAAAGTTTTTTGTGCTGGACCTGTGTGTATTGTAAACAGTCCATATTTATCTACGACTCTTTGTAAGTCATCTAATACATTATCTAGTAATTCAGGTTCTATGTGTTCAAGAACGTCTATACATGTGACAAACTCACAAGGTTCTGGTGTTTGACTCCATAATTCGTTACTTGGTTCATAAGGTGTGTAATTTACTACACATTTTATTGCATCTTTTAGCCTACATTTACCTGCACCGTAGTCTAATAAGTTAGTAATGTTATGGTTCTTGATAATTTCATCAACAATTGGTGCATAAGCGACACTTGCTACACCATATTCAGGGTTTTCATGCAGTTTTGACTGCATTTCCCTATATTCTTTAGATATTAAGTTGCTCAATGACTTCTTTCCACGTTCTATCGTCTTGGTAAATTAGTCTCATGTGGCGATACCATGGCATACTTGGTTGAGCATAACGCCATTGGTGATATTTAGGTACTAAGCACCATGTTTTAACGCCCATAGCAGCACTACAATGTAATGCAGTAGTGTTTACTCCTAAATTCATGTCACAAGCAGCTATTAAATTAGCTGTAACGTCATAATCTTTTGCGTCTGTTGCAAATTCAAAGTACTTAATACCGTCAATTTTGCGTTCTACGCTATAGTCTAAGCTAACTAACTGTATATCTTTGCGTCTTAATAGTGGCTGTAAGTCTTCTTCTGTGAGTTGACGACCTTTAGAGTTAGTTCTAAATGTACCACCTTTAGTTGTGATACCAATGACTGTCTTACCCCATGTCTTAAACATGGACTTCCACATATTTACTTGTTCAGTATCAGGAACTAGAAAAGGAGTCCCAGGAAAGCTCTTGCTTGTTGTTCTGAAAAACTGAGGTAAACCGCCAATTCCACACCTTGCGTCAAAGCTAAGACCATCTAACCACCTCACATTATCTTGTTTACGAGTGCCATGCACTTCTGCTTTAGGAAAACTACGTTTAAATAGTGTTTCTAAGCGTTCATCACAGTCTATATAGACTTGTTTGCTAATGTCTATAGCGTCAGGAATACATGAAGCATAAAATATCTCATCACCTAAACCTTGTTCACCATAGATAACTATAGTTTTGTCTTTAGAACCGTCCCATCTATGTTCATTACCATAAACTAATTCTTTACGGAACTTGCCACCTAGTGACTTATCCCATTCTTTCCAACCTTCTACCCATTGTCCTTTAGCTAAGTAACTATGAGCTAGGTTTAACTGTGCATGTAATTCGTTAGGGTCACATTCTAAAGCCATCTTTGCAGCTTTTTCTGCATCTTCCCATCTTGACGTTTGAACAAGTGATGCTGAAGCATTAGAATATGCCATAGCATAGTTAGGGTCTAGTTCTGCAGACTTTAGAAAGTATTTAATAGCGTCTTCAAAGTTATCCATTTCGTGACATGCACGACCTAGAGAAGTCCATAACGCTTTATTGCCTGGTTGTTCTTGTAATGCTCTACGGAAGTATTGGTAAGCAAATGCAGGTTTATCACCCATAAGCCAAATATAACCTAAGAAGTTTAATGTAGCAGCATCATTAGGATATACCATTAACACTTCATTAATGATAGGCATTGCTGTGTCATACTGTTCCTTAGTGATAAGGTCATGTATGGCTAACTGTACTTTCTTTAATTCGTCTTTATCCATTCTTTGTTGTCAACTTGAGATATGGATAGTTTTCGTTTATTTCTTTTATTAGAGCTTTTGTATGGTCAGGGTTATATATGTCTATCCCCTTTTGCTTTAACTGCATTTCCACTACAGGTGGAATACTAGCAAAGTGCGCCCATTCTTGTTTAACGCCTTTATTCCAAACTTCAGGGTTATCTCTGGACTGTTTAATCTTGTCTAACATGCCACTCAAGTCTTGAGTAGAAGTTAGGTAGTATGTATCTTTAGCTGGGTCATAGTCAAAGTACTGACTTACACCTGTTACGCTATTGTGGTCAAATAATATTGGCATATAAAAATAAACAGAGGGAGAATTAACTCCCTCCATTATATCACGTCTAGTTACTAAGCACCTACGTTTTGAACTTTAGCGTGTGCATCTGGGTTTTGAACCACAAGTGCATACTCTGCAGTTAAGAGCCATTTTGTGCTGTCACCAGTTTTAGCTAATTCTTCTTTAGACATAGGTCTGAGAGAAGCTAAGCCAACATAGCCTGGGTCTACGCAAAGAACAGCTTGGTCACGCATGAAGCGGTCAAGTTTTACAGTGTGGTTACCGAAATCTGACACATATACGTCAGCTGCTCCTGTAATGGTTGCTTGTGTTGTACCTTGAACGTTGTTGAACTTAGTAGCAATACCAGCAAAGCCTGAGAAACGAGCTTTGTTTGTAGCTGACATAAGGATTAATGATGGCTCGCCACCGTCTGTCCATGCCAATTGTAATGCTGATTTTAAGTCTGCTTCAATAAATGTTACTGATGTACCATCTGTTGGAGTTGCAACTGTACCGCCTGAAACCAGGAGTTGTACCTGCTGTAGAACCTGTTGCTAATACACGATTAACAATCCAAGACTCAATACCTGCTGTTGAACGAGCTGTTGCTGCGCCACCTGCTGATGATGCTTGGTTACGAACAATTGCATACTCCATATCACGCTTAAGTTCTTTACCAGCTTTCATAAGTTGGTAAGCAACTTCAGACTTACGACCATATTTTTTAACTACGTCATAAGTGTTTGAAATTTGAACTGTTTTGCTTGAGATTTGAGTATAGTTACCTAATACTGTTGTTGCTGGTAATGTTGCGAATGATGAGTCATCACCTTCAATAGCTCTGTTAGTACCTGCTGCTGCAAGTGCGTCTGTTTGCCATTGATGGTATGTTTGACCTGCTGACATTCTTTTTGCTAATGAAAGCAATGGTGTATCTTCTGGAGAAATATCAAAAATGATATCTTCAAATGATTCCGCTATACCTTTACCGGTATAACTATTGGTTGCTGATGCTGCCATGTTATCTTTTCCTTTTGTAAATTAAAGCATGTTTTCTATAAGTTTTGCTGCCATATCTGACTTACCTGTTTTACGTAATTGGTCACGTAATTGACGGTGAGCAGAATTAGCTTCCGCTTTTGTATCTTTAGCTCCAGGCTTCACTACTGGTTTTGCGCTTGATACCTTTTTCTTTACAATTGAATCCTTTTGTTGAAGTTTGCGCCATTGCATAGCGTCATGCAACACCTTCACGTGACGAGGGTCAACAATTGAATTGAGTTCTGCATCTGTAAAGCCATAATCCTTGCCAGTAGATAACAATGCTTGGTTAGTCTCAGGACTCCAATTTGGTATCTCTTTTGCTAGAATCTCTTTACCTTTAGCTATCTTCTCAGCCATCAATTGCGTTTGCTTATTAACGACTTCTTGCTTTTTGGCTTCAAACTGTGAAACGAGTTGACTACGTTCTTGCTGTAGTTGGTTATATGTAAAGAAAAGTTTTTGCGCTTCTACAAAATCACTATCAGATAACTGTTGCCAATTCACGTTTGCATATTGGTTCAGTTGTTGGTCTAGTGCTGTAATTTTAGCTACATCTTCAATTAACACGTTATTAAGTTGCATCTGTTCTTGAAAGGCTTGCTCTTGAGCTTTAATACTCTCAGCATAGGCTTCTAGCTCTTTACGTTGCTCTGCAACTTGTTGTGTCTTTTGTGTGTAGTCTAAGCCTTGTTGTGCTAATGCTACAACCTCTTCTAAAGGTTTTTCTACTTCTTCACCATTGACCTTTAACTTTAAGATAGCAGGAACTTCATCTTCTTCAGACTGTTCTTCTTCTTCAACTTGGTCTTCTGATCTTCTGTAGGTTCAGCGTCTGTATCTTCAGATGTTTCGTCTGTAGGTACTTCAGCTTCTTCTTGTGGTTCTTCTACTGGTTGCTCAGGAACATCTAGTTCTTTTACATCAGTTTGAATACTATCACCTAGCATAGCCTCTAATCGGCTTTGTGGTGACTGTTCTGCGACTTGGTCACTCATAATATTTTCCTTGAAATTAGACAATAAAAAAGACTCATAAGAGTCCTAAGTAGGCTTGTCCTTACCTAAATTCTTTTGCATGTCAAAACGGTTTTCACTCAAAATACTGACAAATTGCTTTTGAATGAAACACTTACCCAAATATTTTAAATTTAGGTCTGTCCGTTTGAATAGCTGCGAGCTTACCTGTTTGCATAACGTCAGTAAGTTGCTTGTTAATTTGGTTTAGTAATTGTAATGCGATAACTAATTTGTTATGGGTCTTTTCGTCACCTAGTGGGCTGTTAGCCATAGTAGATACAATGTTCTCTTTTACCTTAGCAATAGCTTCTTGGTAAATAGGGTTATCTAATATGACTGCTGCTTGTTCACCACGTTTTACTTCTTCTAAACTTATCCACCATATACCATTCCTGATTGTGCCTTTATTTGTGCGATAGCTAAATCTGTTTCAGCTTTGAGTTGAGCTTTAAACTTCTCTAACTCAGCTTGTGCAATTATTTTTTCACGTTCAATTATTATATCATTCTTTGAACGTTCTTGCTCTTGTTGTAATTGAGCTTTAGCTTTCTCTTGTTCAATTTGTAATTGACCTTGAACCATAATTTCTGCTTCAGTAGGTGCTTTCTGACCTTCTTGTTCAGGTGTATTAGCTGGGTTTATCCAGAACTCATCAGGGTTTTTAAAGCCTGCGTTCTGTGTCAATTTAGCTAACGCATTGTATATCTTTTCAGGTGAAGTAATACCAATTTGAATAGCTTCTTTTTGAGCTTGTAGAATTGTATTTAAGTGCATAAGTTGTTGGTCTTTATTACCTGCACCTAAACCTACAGAGATAGATAAGTCTTTTCTATCGTCCCATTCTCTTGGGTCTACTTCTACCCATTTGTTTCTAATACGAACAATGTCAGGTTTAGTAAGTGTAATTCTTACAAGTCTGTGAACAAGTTTAAATAGTTCTTTTACACCTGTCTCTGCAAATGTTCTAGCTACTAACTCTATACGTTGTTGCGAAGCGTTCATTATTTGTGATACGCCTGTTGCTGTCTTATTAAGACTGTTAGAGTCTAAACCTTGGTTATATGCTGTGATACCTGTTCTCTTCTCTTTCATAGAGTCCATGTATTCAACCATACCGAATGATGATGCTGGTAATGGTGGATGTGATAAAGGCATAATGCCTGCACCTGGGTCACCTTCTACACGAACAATACCACCTGGACGTGATGTAAGCATATCGTCTAGGTTTACTCTATCGCTAATTGCATAACGACCATTGTTAGCTAGATACATGTTATCTAACTGACCACGAATAAGTGTAGACTTGATAAGCTGAATGTCCATAGTCAAGTCAGCATAAGAACGACCAATATGTCTATGTGGCATTATCATTGGAGTGATACATGCGAAAGGAACATACTCGCATTTCTCTTTGTAGAGAATAGTATTGCCTAACACTACTACTCTATGTCTTTCACCATCTAACTTAATGTATGTGTCTTTAACAAGAGCTTCGTTAGACTCAATAGCTCTATCATATTCTTCGTCATAAATATCACGTGCATTAGACTCTTCTTCAAATGTATCACGAAGGTCTGACATGATAGACTTAATGTATTCTAGTGGCTTGTGTG